TATAAAAAGAGGTATAAATTTTTTTTTCCTAATATAGAATCTATAATAGAGAATAAGATTATAAAACGGAATTTTTTTTAAATAAAATTATAAAAGAAATTTTGCTTAGCAAAAATTTTTTATACCTCTTTTTGTAGATTTTTACTTAGAATACCAGGCATAAATCTATAAAAAGAGGTTATAAAAATTAGTAATATCATGAATTAGTTATGTATTCATAATTTTTAGGAGTTTCTTCATCTATAAAATCGTCAAAACTTCCAAGAACAATTAAATCATCAAAATCTTCTGAAGTGTCTTTAGATTTAATCGCTTTTATTACTTCTTTCATATCTTCAAAGTTTTTAATATTGATAAATGGAACCAAACATAAAGCCAAAGCCATAACAGTGTCATCATGTTTTCCATCATCAGCCTGATATTTACCATTTATTAATTTAAAATCCCATAATTCATTTATAGTTTCTTTATCTTGAACTAAAAGTTTATTTTCTTGAGCTAGAACTTTCATTGTTTGCAATAATAAATCTCTAGTTACTTTTGTTGTTCTAAATCCTGGATATTTTTTTCTAGATTTATCTTTATCTTTTTCTTTCTTTAAATCAAAATACATATTTTCATATTCATAATCTCTAAAAATTGTATCTGCTATTGATTGACCAGCACCTTCATTATTTTCAATAACTAATAAAGCATTATTAAATCTTTGAGCCCATTCAACCAATATTTCTGGCATACTTAGATAATCTATTTGTAATTTAGCAGCAGCAACCTGTTTAAAATTTAGATTAGTTATGTCTAAAACTTGAACAGCAAAATAATCTAATCCATCTTTGGCAGGATCTACTCCTAAAATATATTTATGTTGTGGTTGAACTTCTTCGAAAACATTTAATCCTGGCTGATAACGAAATTCAGGATCTTTAGCGTTATATTTTCCTAAAATTTCACCAGGAATTAAAGTTGTTGAAGAACCAATAAATGAATTTCCATAGTTTTGCTCAAAATAAACAGACCCAAGTTTTTTAATAGTTATATTTCTAAATTCATCTGGTTCTAGTTTATTTCCTTTTGCATCAAATCTTGGAACATCTCTCCAATTGACTTCAAATTTTACAAATCCGTTTTTAGAAGTTTTTATATCTTCTGAAGCATCTTTCCAAAAATCATAAAAATGGTTTCTACCATTTGCAGTTGAAATCATTATCATTTGTTTAAAACTTAAAGCTGACTGTGATGGTGCAACAGAATCCATAAACTCATTAAACATATTAGAATTTATGAAGGCGCAGTTTGAAACTTCAAATCCAGAAGCGTTATAATGATGTCCTGCATCAACATTTATTAAATCGTAAAATTTGTTAGAACAGCTTACGTCTTTTTCTATTTTAGTTATTTTTTCTATATTATTATTAAATAAAATTTCATCATTTATTTTCAAATCTTTAGCATATACAAATGAATTATTAATATAAAATTTATGATTTGGTGTAACTATTATTGAATTATTATCAAAATATATTTTTATATTTTCTTTTGAATATGTTTCTTTAATATCATCAAATTTTTTAAATCCATTAGAAGTTTTTACTTTATATTTTATATTTTTATCATAAATTTTATAAAAATCACCTATTTTTATGGTTAAATTTTTATTATTAAATTGTAATATTATTGTTTCGTTATATTCTACACATTCGTCTATTAAAATTATATTACAGCTAAAACCTCTGAAACTATCCCCAGAAGTCGCATCTGTTAAAATTCTTGACTTTTTTTCTGATTCTAGAGAACCTTTATTCCATGTAACTACTCCAATTTTCATCCACATTGGTATCGTTATGAACATTTTTCGGACCTTATCCAATACTTCTCTTGCCATTGACGCACGGTTAGCACAAATTCCTATAGTAACATCTTTAAAAAAGTTAAATTTATATGTTAAATATTCACCAACAGTCACACTTTTTCCACTTTGCCTTCCCTGCAAACTTATAATATTTTCATTTTCTGGATTATCTAAAATTTTAATAAAATCTTTTTGATATTCTCTTAATTCTGGAAAATTTGTTCCTTTTTTAGTCATAATTTGAACATAATTATCGATAAAATGATTAATATTATTTTTACAGTTTTCTATTTCTTTTATATGAATATCTGCTAAAGCCATTGAAGTAAAAGCTTTTTTTAATGCTCTATCTCCATTATAAGATATTCTATTTCCAAATGCATCTAAATAATATTTTTCATTATCTTGTTCTGTATCTAGAATTTGAAGAGCAATTTTTTTACCTAAATCTCCTTTAGATCTAAGAAGTTTTAATAATTCTTCTGTTATTTGATCTTTATTATTTTTAAAATACTCAATTTCTTCGAGAGATAAAATTTCTCCTATCATTTTAATCCTTTAAAGGGAGATTAACTCCCTTTTTAAATATATTTATTTAATAATTATTTTAATAATAATTCTTCATTAGTTAATACAACATCTGGTGTAAATTTAATCAATGAAAATGTAAAAATATTTTTATATAATCATTCAAAAATCATCAATTAATTTTTATCTTTTAACATCAAACAAGAAACTTAAAATTACATCTTTCCAATCACTATCAGATACAACAAGATTATAACTCAAACTACTTATTTCAAATGTAGCATCTTTAAATAATTCTCTACCATCAGTTCCATTATTAAATTTTTCATGATATTCTGAAGTTGAGTCATTTTCTGTTTCTGGATAATAAAATATTTCTTTAAATTCTACTTTGGTTCTTAATTTTTTAGAAGATTCTACAAGTTCTGGAGTTATTTTAAAAGTAGCTTTACAAGGTAGATATTTATTGTCTTCACTCTTTAAGAAAAAATATAAACAATATTCATTATCTTGTATTCTTCCATTAAGTCCAACCTTATCTTTTGTTCTAAAAGTATCTTCATTGTCATACCATTTATAATTTTTTCCATTAACATTGACAGTTAAAGTATCTCTCATATTTGGATAAAATCTAGTGATAAATCTTGTTATATATTTAAATCCTAATTTTTTCAAAATAGCAAAATTAATTTTTTGTTGAAAATCACTGTCATCACTGAAACCATAATCTTCGTCTATATAACCGCTTTCACCTATTTTAAAATTTATAGAACCATCTTCAGGAAAATCGCCCAGATCTAATGTAGTATAATCTGGTAATTTCACATTTTTTATTTTACTGTCTACTTCATTTTTAACATAATAATTATCTGCATTGAATTGAGTTGTAGGTAATTCTGATTTCAATGCATAAGTACTATTACCGTATTGTTTTGTTACAAAAGTATCTGACAATGCTGCTTCGGCTTTAAGAGGTAAATAATACTCAAATTTTGATTCAAAATTATTTGTTGTTATAAGAATATTACCTACACTTCTTGAATATCTTTCTATATCTCCGAATAAGTCATTCTTTTTAAGATATGAAGTTTCTAATTCTTCTTTGCCTAGAAAATATCCATTTACCCATTCTTTATATTCATTGAATGTTGAATTTCTTACAAAATCAGAAGTATTTGGAATTTCTTTATTTTCTAAAACTTGAACTTTTTCTTTTAATGAAGTTATATTTTGTTCATTTGAAGATTTATAATCGTTAAATAATTCTGAACTTACCAAATTTGAAGTATCAACACTTGTTGTTGGTCTATCTTTTAAGCCTTTTATTTCTTTTTTAATATCTTTTAAATCTGAATTTTTAAAAGAATTAAATTGCTCTATTGTTAACAAATTAGAAGTATCAAAACTTCCATTTTCTGTAACTTTTGCTGGTATTAAAATTTTCCATTCTGTCATATTATTAACCTTTTTTAATTAATTGGTACTAAATTTTTTGGTGCAGAGTTAAATGTTGGATCAACATATTGTAAAACTTTTAAAAGTGTTGTTTTTTGCCCTTGTTGATTTGTAGCATCTTTTAGTAAAGAAACATATATTATCGGTTTTTTATATTCACTATCAAAACAAATAAAAGTTTTATTTTTGTCGTCTTTGCCTAAGAATATCTGACGTCGCTCTGATTGATTCATAGAATTATAAAGAAAATATTTACCATTATATAATTCACCGCAAATAATACCTTTGTAATTTGTTAATCTAAAACGTTGATAAAAATCACGTTCCTCATCTGTTAAAACATCATAATTCGGCAATTTATCATTTGAAGGTTCATAACCACCATCTGGACTCATATTTTCTTCAACAAAATCAAACCACTTTAGAAGTATAATATCTGCTCCATCTACAGAAAATTTAATTTCTGCAAATGGTGCACCATCAAATGTGAATGTTAGGTAATGTTTTTCTTCTTGGTTTGGTATTTTTTGTTGTGATACAGCTGTTTGATTACCATCATATAGACATCTTAATCCATAATTTGCATTGTATTTACCAATTACTTCACCCTGACCAAATTGTCTATACATTTCATACATAATACCACGTTGATATTTAGTAAATTTTAATAATGGATTATCACTTTCTTGTGGTCTTTTTAAAAATTGATAAATCATTTCTAAATCCTAGAAAATAATATTTCATTTTCTGAAAATACATAATAACTAAAATATTCTGTATCATTTAATTTATCTAATACAGGCAATGTTACGGTAGTTTTTAAATTAGAATCATATCCATTAATTTTCTTTGCATTTATTACCTTAATTACACCAGATTGACCAATCTGTGGACCACTTAAAACTAATTTATTTGGAGTATCTGTGAAAGTAATTACAAAATTATTAAATTGTTTAAAATTATCTATAATAGCTAAAGACACTTCATTTGTTTTTTCAGTAAAAGTATATGCGGGTGATGTATATTTTTGACTTTTTAATACAAAATTATCAACACTTCCGGCGGCTATTGTATTAATTTTTTGATCAAAAAATACTGGAAAATTCTCACCAAAATATTTAGAAGTTATATAATCTTCATCTGGATCGCCTACTTCTGAATTATCTTTTTGTAATGTTCCTTTAATTTTAACATTTGTGTTAAGTTGCAAATCTGTTGCAGTATAATTATTTTTAACATATTCAGATAAATTTGGAATTTTTGCATCTATTTGAGCCTTTGTATAAACAGATTCTTTTGTTGCTAACCCCGCAATCTTTTTATTAATTTCTTTAACATTTTGTGTTATTAATTCAGAAGAAACATCTATTGCATTTTGATGTGCAAAATTTGTTTTAATGTCTACTTCTTTTTTAATATAATACATATTAGCATCAAATGGCGTAATAGCGCCGATTTTTTCATCAACTTCAGCTTGGCTATACGTCTCGGTTTTAGGATAATATAAATTAGCATTAAAAGTTGGAATAGCATTAACTTTTGTATCTACTTCTGATTTATTGTAATATTGAGAAGCATCAAAATTACCAGCTGATGCAATTTTTGAATCTATCTCTGATTTGTTATACACTTGATGTTTTTGATATACATCAACTAATTTAGCAGCGTTTGCGCTTACTTGATTCTGTAATGATGAAATTTCTGATTTTTTAACAAAAGCATAATCTATTTGTGATTTTTCATAATATCTTGTAAAATCAGGTAATTCTGATTTTTTAGCATAATCATGAAGTAAAACATTTATATCAGTTTTATTATATGTTTCTGATTTTTTGGCTAATAATGAAACATCTGGAATTTTTGCTTCTACTTCAGATTTAGAATAAGTTTCTGTTTTAGGATAATATAATGCTGCATTAAAATTTCCAGCTGATGCAACTTTAGAATCTACTTCAGATTTGTTATAATATTGTGAAGCATCAAATGTTCCACCTGCTGCAACTTTTGCATCAACTTCCGCTTTTGTATAATATGAAGATAAATCAACTTTTACATTATGTAATAAATGATATATATTTGATACATCATCTTCCACATCACTTAAATCAGAATTTGTTGAATTTAATTTTTCTTGTAATTTAGTGATTAAACTATTTAATTCAGTTGTTTTATTTAATAAATCATTTTGTGTAACTAATCTTGAAATTTTTTCATTTATTTTAGGTTCTATATTTTGAGCATATTCTTTATTAATTTCATCTGTAAATTCAGATTTTTTAAGATAAAGTTGTAAATTGTTTAAAATTTCATCTATTTTGGCTTTATTGTTTGTTACATTTGTGTTCAAATCACCTAAAGAATTATCTTTAATTAATTTATTTAAATTAGCAATATCTGAATTTATTTGTGCAAAGTTAATAGAATTAATAGTTGTTTTTAATTCTGAATATTTATTAGTTAAATCTGTTTGAATTTCTAGATCTTTTGCTTCTAATTGTGTTTTTGCATTTTGTAAATCTGTTGCAATATAAGTATAATCAATTGCAGATATTTTATCATTTAATGCATTAAAATTATTATCTATTTTTTTATTAATATCTGAATAATCAATAGAATCTACAGCTAATTGTATCTTAGAATCAGTTTCAGATTTAGTATAATACAATGAAAATTTTGTGTTTATAGTAGCAATTGAATTATCAATATTATTTTTATAATTTAAATAATCTCTTTTCATCACAAAATCAGATATTTCATGATTATCAAAATTTAATGCATTTCTGACTGTTCCTTGTTCATTAACAAAATCACACTTAGAATTTAATACATTTCTTAAATTTGCAATATTATCAATTTCTAAAGAATCAATTAAATGCTTATTATTTTCAATAAATGTAACAATTTCTTGAAGTGAATCTAAATCAACATTATCAGATTTCAACATTTCTTTTATTTCAGTTATTTTATCATTTAATATTTTACCTTGTTTTGCAGACAATACACCATTTTCTGAATTTAGATTATCTTTAATATTTAATGTATCAAATTTTGTTAAAATATTTGATAATGTTTGTAAAACATTTGTGTCATCATAAATTGTATCTTGTGTTTCGATTGTTTCAGTAGAACCATCTGCTCTTGTTAGAATAATATTTCTACCTTGAGCTCTTAATGCATTTCCTGCTGATAATAATTGTCTATTTGTAGACAAATAATCTAATTTGTCTTTATAAGATTTATTAAAATTATATTCTGATAATTCACCGTCTTTTATTTCATATGTAGTATCAGTAAATTTTGCATTTGCAGGAATTGCTGATTTATCTAATTTTAAATCTAATGCTGTTTGTGTTAATCTTGATATTGGTTTATCAATATCAGAAGTATTTTCTACATTTCCTAAACCTATTTGTTGTGGCGTGACATGATGCGGATTTGTTGCTTCATAATGTTCTTTTAATTCTTTTTTAATTGCACTTGATAATGGTTTATCATTATCAGAAGTATTATCTACGTTTGATAAACCTACATCCACTTTATCTAAATGTATTTCGCCTTGTCTACCATTTATTGAAATTACAGAACCTTCGTGCTGTCTCCAAACTATAGATCCATCTTCATCTAATGCACCATATTCATGTGTATCTGTTGCATAAACAATCTCACCTTCTATAGGTTTATTGTTATCTTTTTCAAAAAAAGATTTAACATTTCGTCTATATAAAATTCCAGTGTTTGCCATTTCTTCTCTTTTTTGAATTTTTAAATATTTATCTTTTTTATATTTAAAATATTTGTATAAAAGATAAATAATTGTGAATAAAACACACAAAAGAGAGAATTTTAAAAATGGTTCAATATTATTGGAAAGCATCATTACCTCCAGAATTAGCAAAGAATTTCTCAAAAATATTTATCGATAAAACCTCATCACAAATTATTGCAGAGATTTTATCTTTAGAAATTCCAAAATATTTAGAAGGTTTAGCAAGACAAGAAGACATTTCAAATCAATTATCTACATTTGCTAAAACCGATACAGTAAATAATAGATTTGAAACACAGAATACAGCAATTAATAATCAAAATATAAAGATTAAAGATATTACTGCTAAATCAGAGTTATTAAAAACAGAATTATTAACTAAATTAAATGAAAATTTACAAAAAATTCAAGAAAATACATTAAATTTAGCTAATTTAGATAGTAAAGTTGATTTAAATAGAGTAAAAGATCAGACAGAATTAGAAACAGAAAAAACTACATTAAATAATAAAATTGATACATTAATTACACAATTAAATAATAAAATTGAAGATTTAAAAATTGAAAACGCTAAAGAATTAGATAAAAATAATAAAGAACAATTAAAAAAGTTAAATGATATTTTAAAAAATTCTACAGAATTAACAGAATTATTAACATTAGAAGACATTAATACAAATGAAAAAATTAATAAATTAAAAGAATATGTAAAAAAGTTAGATCAAAAAGCAGAAGAAATT